ATTTGGCGGTACGAACGGCACTAGACTTTGTGAGTGCGACGGCGGGTGGGGTGAATACTGAAACGTGCAAATACTTAGGCAGTGAGGATGTTTTTTCAGAGGATCGGCTGTTGCTGGGTCGGCAGGCTACTTACCAGTTAACGACTAAAAACTAATGGACGCGCAGTTGCAAGCGGATTTGAATAGGGTAATAAGTGCCATTCGTGGCATATCGCCCGCCATTACAAAGGACGTAAAAAAAGAACTTGCATCGGCGGCAAAGCCATTGATGCAGTCGATTAAGTCAGCGGCACCAAGAGGCAAAAGGTCACACACCAGGACTTCAGCGGGCGGGCAGCGGATCACATACAAGTCTGGAAATCTGAAGCGGTCTTATAGGGTTTTGAACTTCAGGAGGGCAAAAACTGGGGTGTATGTTGGTGTAAAGCTGGGCGGGGCGGTAGACGGGTATTATGCCCACTTTGTAAATGACGGGACTATAAACCAAAACGCGCAGCAATTCGTAGAAAAAGGCACAAACTCAATAAAAACAGCAGTATTGGCTGATTCTGTTGCTAGGATTAGCAGGCTTGTTCAAAAATACTGGATTTCTTCACTTTTTGGGAAAAAATAAAACCATGAAAGTAAAATACATCAAAGTCTATACAGACGAATACGGCGATACCATGGAACCCGGATGGGTTGCTGAACACACTGACGCTGAAGGTGAGCGCCGGATTTCAAAAGGCGTATGTGAAAAGGTTGACGACAATGCCCGGGCGTTCAAATACAAGCTAGACGCTCCATTGTCTATTGACGAATGCGTTTCTCATGAGCCTAAAGAACCAGAATCGCCCATTTTCAAAGGCGCAAAGGCTATAAAATAAAAGCAAATAACAAACACAAACACATAAACACATGGCACAAACAGTCGGCACGGTTCTAGCCAAAAACATGAAGTTGTACTCAGGTGCAACTGCGATAACTTGTCAGGTTGATGTAAGCCTGGCTGGTTCTACCAATATGTTCGAGACCACTTGCAAGGATTCAGGCGCAAATGCGGCATTCCTTCCAGGTACAAAGTCTTGGACAGCATCAGGGTCGGCAAACTTTGCCGACGACGCTACCCTCGGATTCAACACCACATCTACAGGCATATTCGCCAAATGGGACGCCCAAACATCCGTATCAATAGTATTCCAAACGGCGCAAACCGGAGACACCAAATGGAGCGGTACGGCTTACATTTCAAGCTGGACGCTTAACAGCTCTGGCAATGACGAAGCCGTGACATACGACTTTGAATTGCAAGGCACAGGCGCTTTGGCTATGGCTACAATTGCTTAAACATTTTTCCCGATATGACAGAATATATTGAATTAGGAGGCGTAGAGCGCCCCGTCCGTTTTGGTTTTGCTGCTTTATATCAGTACGAGCAAAGGACGGGGCGCAATGCCCTTACAGATTTCGCAGCCATGCAAAGCGGTCAAGCCTCGGTATCTTTAATGGTTGATTTGCTTTTTTCTGGACTATGCGCTGGAACGCGATACGAAAAGCAGGAAGTGAAGTACACCCCTGAAGACGTTGCAGAATGGATCGGCAATGACATGCGGGTTTTGCAGAAAGCCGCCGAAATGTTCGCAGCAAGTTTTGAGCCAGCCAGGGAGGGCGAAACAGAAAAAAAGACGAAGCCCCTGAAAGCTATAAGGGGGCAGGCTTAGATTGGCAAAATCTGATTGAATTAGGCGCTTATTGCGGAATGAGTGAAAGGGAATTTTGGGAATCAACGCCCCGGTTTCTTTCGGCGCGGCAAAGGGCGAAGACCAACGAAATGCGGTTAAGCTGGGAGCAGACGCGATTCATTTCCTATACCGTCTATAAGACCGTAGATAGCAAGAATAAGATACGAAAGCCATCTGACGTGTGCAAGTTCCCGTGGGAGCAAGATGTTCCGCAATTTGTGCCACAAAGCCGTGAATCCTTGGAGAAATTCAGCGATGAAGCGGATGAAATCTTAAGAATCACACAGCCAGAAGTGTACGCAAAATACATGGAGGCTAAACTACTCGCACAAAATGTCAGCGCCGCAACTTAATGTACGGGTCGGGTTACTTTTCGACGAAAAGAGCCTGGCCAATATTGAAAGACAGCTGCGCTCCAGTGGCCAGCGCCTTTCCAAAATTGGCAGCGAACTTACTATGTCCCTTTCATTGCCATTGGCAGCGTTTGGGGTTGCTGCTATTAAGTCGGCGGGGGACATTGAAAGTCTTACTTTGGCTCTAAAGTCACAGTTAGGGACGGCAGACGCGGCGGCGAAGGAGTTGGATAAGCTGACAGAGGCGGCAAAGAATCCAGGATTAGGAGTTGAGCAGGCGGTACGCGGATCGGTACGCTTGCAAGGGGTGGGCTTTGCGGCTGAAGAGGCACGGCAGGTACTTATTCAAATGGGTAACGCCATTGCATCCACAGGCGGCAGTGCTGAAGAGTTGGACGCGGTGACAAGGCAATTTGCCCAAATGACTTCCAAGGGGCGGGTATTGCAAGAGGACGTTTCGGTGTTGTCGGAAAACATGCCCGGCCTTGCTCAGTTGATGCAAAAGGCGTTTGGCACGCAATCTGTTGAAGCAATCCGGGAAATGGGTATAACGGGCAAAGAGTTTGTTTTGCAAATCACAAAAGCTGCCGAAGCATTGCCACGGGTTGAGGGTGGCATAAAAAACGGCATAGGCAACGCCATTGACAGCCTGAAACAAAGCGCGGCAAAGGTAGGATTTGCTATCAATGAAGCATTCGATGTTACGGGCGCTATTGAGACAGTTAGCAGCGCTGTGCTTGTTTTAGCTCAGGCTTTCGGGGCATTACCTGGACCAATCAAAACCGTAATTCTTTCACTGGCAGGTATAGCCATTGCCACAGGGCCGATCTTAAAAGGCTACGGTGCAATAAAGATTTTCGGCGCGCAATTAGTCAGCGGGTGGGCGACAATGGTTGGGGCTATTAAGCCCGTAATTGCGGCCTTTAACGCCTTGAATCTTGCAACGCGGGCGATAGTTTTAGTTGGGATTGTATATGCTGTTTTAACATTTATTGAAGCATTCAAGCAATACGAATCACAATTAACTGATACCGAAAGGGCAGCGCAATCATTGTCCAACATCCAAAAGAGCGCCACCGACAGCATACAAGGCCAAAAGAGCGAGGTTGATACATTGGTGGCGGCGTACAAGGCCGAAGGAACGACGCTGAAGCAAAAAGAGGAAATACTAAAGGCGTTAAACAAGATTTCCCCTGAATACTTTGGAGGCTTGAGGGCGGGCAAGGGTGATGTTGACAAGCTAACAGAGGCCACAAAAAGATATGGTGCAGAACTGCTAAACGTTGCTGAATTAAACAGCCTAAACAAGCGGCTTGAGGAAATCGCGACAGGGCTGCGGGATGTTAATAAGTCTGCTGATCCATCCATGCTTCAAACGCTTGGAAACATCATTATGTCAGGCGGTCACGCTTTGGCCTTTGCGTCGAAGCAGTCTATGACATTTACCGAAAATAGCAACGCTCTTAAAACGTCGCTACTCGCAGAGCAAGCTGCGTTACAAAATCGGGCCACCGAATTAGCTTTAAACGCGGCGGCAACGGGAAACCTTGTTGATGAGTATAAGGATTTAGGCGGGGCAAGTGATAAAGCAAAAGAGAAGCTAAAAACCTTAAAGGACGTTTTAGAGGATGTTAAAAACTCGTCTATAAAAGCCAGTTTAATTGGTGACGACGCTGACGAGGCAAAGATCGAGGCTTTACAAAAAGGTATTGAGCGGCTTATTGATGCAGGATTTAAGCCAGCATCAGTAGAGGTTAAAAACCTAAAAAGCCAGCTTGACGCGCTAACAGTTAAGCCGACCGACATAGAAATAAACATAATAAGGAAAGAGGGAGGAGGCGGCATTGCAGATTTGGCGGGGGGTGATGGTAAAATACCAGAGCGCACCCTGGATTTAAAGCCTGTTGAGATTGGAGACTTCACGAGCGGCATTGACCTGGAAGCAGAAAAAGCCCTTGCACAACAGTGGCAAGACACATACATAAGCGCGGCAAGCAATATTTCAAACGCGCTGTTTGAAATACTTGGAGGCGCGGCAGACCGGCGGGCTGAAGATGAGATAGCTAGAATAACGGAACAATCCGAAATACAGCTTGGATTAGCACAGGGCAACGCTGGAAAACAGGCGCAAATAAAAGCGGAACTAGCTGCAAAGGTTGACGCAATCGAAAAGAAGTCTGGCAAAAGAAAAAAAGCAATCGCACTTGGAGAGGCTGC